AATTACACGCAAGAAAAAACCGCCATCAGGCGGCTTGGTGTTCTTTCAGTTCTTCAATTCGAATATCGGTTATGTCTGCATGTGCTATCTGCGCCCACAGCATCCAGTGGTCATAGCAGTCGTTGATGTTCTCCGATTCGATAACTCTGTTGAATGGCTCTCCATTCCATTCACCTGTGACTCGGAAGTGCATTTGTGATTTCCCCAAAAGATGCTTGAGTGCGCTTCTTATTCGATTCGCACACCTGGTATTTCGCCTTTTGAAATGGCTAAGTCATAAATTTGCGCAGCACTATACCCATCTCGCATCCATGAATCTAAGGCGCGAATAGCCTCGCTACGCTTTTTATCTTCTCTTTCATTTTTGATATCAACGAGGACATCAACGCAATCAAGGCATATGTGGATTTTGTCCTTACATTCGATCATGGCGGCTTTACCATGATCTCCGCCACACAGTGAGCATAAATCTTCAGGGTCTGGCTGGTATTTCTGTAACGTTAAAGGGTTGAATGTTGAACAGGCCATAATCATCTCCATAAAACAAAACTCGCAGTAGCGAGTTCAGATAAAAGAAATCCCCGCGAGTGCGAGGATTGTTATTGTCTTTGCTTCGTGCATTTGTCGCACTTTCGGCACCATCCAGATAGGCACATCCGTCCGCAATTAACACATATAAGCCACATCATTTTTCCTCTTTTGGTTTATGAATCTGAATGGTCATGCCACTTTGAGTGGTGACTACAATGACAGAACCAGGCTGAAGGCTGTTAAGATTGAATGCTTCGTAAAACGAATCCAAGGCCAGTGCTTTTTTATTCTTTCGGTTCCACCAACGCCATCCCTTGCTACAGGCTACACTGACAATCCACTGTCCACTCCTGTAAGCCATATAAAACCAGATGAGCAAAACCTGAAGGAAGGCTATCCAGTCAATAATCGTATATTTCGCGAAGGAGTCCATCATTTCGCCTCCTGCGGCGGTTCTGGTAGCGGCATCCAGTACAAGGCGTTCCCTAACCACGATAAAGTGCCGTCGCTCAACTCCACGTATTCCCCTTGTCCCTGTCCTGCCATATACTCGCCGTGCTTTGAATAAATTAAAATCCAATCATCTTGAGCGGGCATTCGCTCACTACAGCTTATCCAACCATCCGGAGTTACCGGAGAGTTGCGCATTGCGACCTTTAATGCCTCATAGAAGCAACCTTTCAGATTGTTGAACTGACGCCCATTTAGCGGGCCGTGTTCAGTCAGCATGTTGTGTAATTTCCATGCCGCGTCGTTTACTTCGTTGGATGACAGGGGAGGCAACTTGTAAGTTTGGCTTACAGGTTAGGCACCCTGAAGCATGGCAGCACGGCAGGCGTTCCATCCATCACGATACCCTCTAACTTCTCCGCAATATGAGCGCGACGCTTGCTTTGGCGTCATTTCATCCGGCACAACCTTCCTCTCTTCCAGTTCAGCGATGCGCTTCTCTGCATCTGCCGCCAAAGCCAGTTGCTTCTCCGCAACCGCCTGCCACGCTGATGATTCCTGTTGCCACTTATCCAGCTCATCCAGCAGCGCCAGAACGGTTGCGGGGTTGGCTGCTCTGAGATATGACTCAGCCAATCCGTAATGCTCGCCAATGCCGTAGAACTGAACGCCGAGCGCCACGCCGTCGATATTGCAGAAGTCGCTTTCCTCTTCCACGTAGCCAGCGCCCTCACAGCATGGGCATTCAAGATATCCATCATTCCCGCGCTTCACTTGAGCGGTATCAAGATTGAGCGCCGTGGCCTTCTCCGCCGCTTCACGCAGCGCCTGATAGTTAATTTGGGTCACTCTTCATCCTCCAAGTCGGCAACGGCGTCCATCACATCAGAACCGCGAATAACCTCAAAAGCACGGCAGGCCATTTGAAATACCAGTTGCTCTTGCGGGTGAGGCGACTCCCAATATTTGAATCCAGGGCGATGCGCGTACCCCATCATTGAATAAAAGTCACCAGCAAGCTTAATCGCGGCATCGACAAGCTCTCTGTTAGTCATTCTTTTTCCGCTCACTGGTTGCCTCCTTTGCGAAGCTCTGCGACGAACTCGTTAAGTGATATGTAGCAATCTCCAAATGTTAACGAGCCGCTCGACTGCATATGCTCCATAGCCATCTCCACGCCCTGCGCCCGTACTTCAGCCAGGAATGCGTCGGTGGCTGGGGTGTCAACACGGATACTGTCGCGCAAGATGAAAAATGCATTGAGCATCCCAGTCTCCGGCACTTCATCCTGATACTTCTCATACGCATCAAGAGCCTTCATCATCTCAGGTCCGAATGGTTGAGGGGGCGCAGATTTCAGTCTCGCATTCTCCGCCGCCAGCGCAGAAAACTTCTCGTGTGCCAACTTAACGGCTGCATCTGCCTGCCTCATTGCCTCCATTGCTTTCTTGTTATCAGCATCCAGCGCCGCACACTTAGCCTCAAGGTTGTCAATCGTTATTCCAGCAGAACGACACTCCCGCAACGCCGTTTCTAGTTTTGATTCAAGTTCACCGAACTTACGCACCAGATATTCAGCGTTTGTTTCGTTAACTTTTAAATCTCGTGGGATGCATTTACCTTTCAGAAATCCATCCATCTCAATTAGTGACATTTGTTTCATTTCTTCCCACTCCGCCACACCACATTCAGATATTTGTTTTGATTTACTGATGGAAAAGAATTTCTCTTAAGCAGTTCCTCTCTCGATGGCATTGGCTTTACGCGTTGGCGAATAATCATTTCTGCCGGAAGAATGCCGGGATTGTATGCAAGTCCTCTCATGGTAAATTCCTCAGTCATTACTGATAGCGCCATAGCGTGAGCGGTAATTACGCAGGCGCGGGTCAATTTCAGGGAAGTGGGTATATGTGGCTTTGCGGAATGGTCGGATTGATGTCTGGTAAATTCGCTCGCGTTCTTCTTTCTCTGCAAGCCATATACAGTGGCGAAATTCCTTTTCCTTTTTCGTTTCCTGCGGTAGCGACATTATCCGATCGTAGTTTTTTCTGAATTTATCCAGCACCTCCGACACGGAATTGCCGGAACAGCGGCGCGGGTCATCCGCACCATACTGAGGCGCTGGCATAATGGGAGCCTTATTTTCAGTAATCAGAAAGGAGGGTAATCGTTCTGGCTGTAACCATAATCATCTGCATGATTCTGGCTTACGTTTTTAGAGCGATTGTCTTTATCTTTGAGGCTGGCAACCATGTTGGCGATAGTTTCTGGTTGCTTGCCTTCCGCCTTTTCTTTAAGGGTTTGACCTGTTTGTGCAATAAACGGGATGCGTATTTCCATCTGGTAGCTGTCTGCGCCAGTCTTTTTGTTTGTGGTTAATACTTTCTGGAGCACTAACCCGATTTTCTTTCCATGAAATTCAGGAGCAACAAATTTACTGGCGGAAACCATATGTTGCGTTAATTGTCCAATCCCGGCACACCCCATCATGGCGTGGACGACATTTGCGCCAAATTTATTTTCCGTTCCGTCATTTTTCTGAACACAGACGCTAAGATATTGGATTTTACGTCCGTCGTCGGATTCGCCAGAAAACTCAATAAATTTGGCTCCTTTTTCTGATTGCTTTAGTTCTGCTTCAGTAATGGTAATGATATGAGCGCCAGTTTCGTTAATAAAACCACCTTGCCCTGCGGTCAGTGCTGCTTCTTCGTTATAAGTAAAAATTACGTTGCTCATGCGGCGTTTTCCTTAATTTGATGAACATTATTGATGCCGTAGTAATCACAAACAGTGGCATCGACGAAAGAGAGATCGTTATCAATCTCATTGGAGTCAAACATTCCCATTGGGGATTTAACAGTGTCTGCACCGTTGTTTTTTGTGGTGAAAAAGAACTGGTCATCACGGGTAAGGGTGCGAAGAACTATAGTAAACATGCCTTCGACAGTGATTTTCTCGTCCAGCATTTTGCCGATAGTTTTCATTTTCACGCGCCCCATAGGGGTTTCTTCGGTGTGTGCAAGAAAATAGACTCTCAGGTCATCAGGTGCATCCTGTGCAGCCTTAATCACCTCCCATGCGTGGCGGCCTATCTCAGTAAATTTATCAAACGATTTTTCTTCTGAGCGGCGCATAAACTCATTGCTCATCACATACTGGAAGTCATCAACAATAACGATTCTTTTCCCGTATTCGTGAGCACGCTTAATTACGGCAACTATTACGTCCCATTTGTCAGTGGTAACTACGGTTCCTTTTTTTGCTCTGGCATCCCATGCCAGCCATTCTTTTGATTTAAATGGTAGCGGCTTGCCTATTGGTTTTATAAGTATTGCTTCCTCGGGATTGATATTTCTCATGCTGGTTGATTTTCCGGTGCCAGACTCACCGAGTATTAATGTCGCAGTTCCCATAATTTGCCTCAGAATGGTAGTTCGGATGGGGAGGAAAGAAACTCGCGCTCATTCATGCGCTCTCTTTGAGCCTGCCATAAACAAAGTTGTTTCTTTGATTTATCTCCCGCTTTACGCCAGTAACGAGCCTCAGCAATGTGATATTCTCTTTTTAATCGACTTAATTCTGGAGTTTTCGCCAGTTCTACCGGAATCATTTTGACCTCCATTTTCTGTAGGCTTCGATGGCCTCACGAAACATCTTTTCATCGCCAATAAAAGTGGCGATAGTGAATTTAGTCTGGATAGCCATAAGTGTTTTATCCATTTTTGGGAACTCCTGGCTGATTAAGTATGTCGATAAGGCGTTTCCATCCGTCACGTAATTTACGGGTGATTCGTTCAAGTAAAGATTCGGAAGGGCAGCCAGCAACAGGCCACCCTGCAATGGCATATTGCATGGTGTGCTCCTTATTTATACATAACGAAAACGCCTCTAGTGAAGCGTTATTGGTATGCATATAAAAAGGCCCTCACACTGGAGGGCAAAGAAGATTTCCAATAATCAGAACAAGTCGGCTCCTGTTTAGTTACGAGCGACATTGCTCCGTGTATTCACTCGTTGGAATGAATACACAGTGCTTATTCGTACTAATAAAACACCCAGTTTTCTGTTTCTTGGTTGTGTCCAAAGTTATATTCAATATCTGGTGTTGATGTATCAATATTCTTCATCCCATCAACAAGAGTTGATACAACAGCCAAATCTTGTTTGATTATCATTAAATGGTATTTCTTCCGGCGCAATAAACTTTCAATGGCAAGTTTCTTCGTTGGGAATGCAAAAGATCTTTCTGCATTTTTTGCTACTTTCTTAATTGCATATCTATTTCTCTTTTGTTTCCATTCCTGTAACCACTGATTTGGTGTTGGTTTAAAATTAACAATCCAATGCGCAGGAACCAACCATGCATAATGCTCTGTCTGATGAAAAGCTATATATTGAAGTGCGAATATTTTGATTCCATCTTCTTCAACTGTCTCCTGGAATCTCCAGAAAACAGGCATTCCCTCATGTTCAGTTTCTGATTCAGGAAAAGGTACGCTCCATGATTTTGTCATATCTCACCTCAAATAATTGGTTTGCTGCGAAAGTAAATACGCTTAAGTTACCTGTTATTTATCCCACCAAGTTCCGTATCTATCTATCCAGTTACACCAATCATCGACACTCCATTTTGTTGTGTCGCATTTTGGCAACTGGCATGAATATCTACCTTCTTTGTAAAGTCGGCGTTTGACTTTCTTGAGCATGGCTCACCTCAATCGTAATAAGCTGGAATTGATTTTCCGCGTTGCTTCTGGCGACCAACACAAGTCATCTCGCCGTCAGTTGTTTTGATTTCCGATAGCCTGCCGCGTAAATGGCTACGTTCGGAAGACAAGTTGAACCTTCATATTTTCTGGTCAACGTTGTCAGAGTTATCACTTCTGCTCTCATTGCTGGTTTGCGCTTGCATTGCAAGACCACTCGTGAAGGGGTTGGCCTGTGTAGCTTGTCGGAGCTGATCGCCTCCTGACTTTGCAGATTTGCACGACGAGCTCTACGGCGAGAAGCTGCGGTTCCTTTAAATTCTGTTTTTCTGGACATAGATTCCTCCCGAATAAACTTTGGCGATGCAATCTCGAAGCCCCTCCTGAGACGGTTGCTTCGGCATTGCATCCCACAGCTTATGTGGTTGGGTGATCTGGCTTTTCAGCCACGTAGTCGAGTGTTCGACGTTGTTTAAAGAGCCTGCCAGTCTGTTCCGTTTGGCTTCCAGCTTCCTGCTGATGGCGATAATAATGAACTAATAGTTCGACATTATCAAGAACTATTGGTACGAAATTTTGTGATTTATTAACTCTACGAAATATGATTTTGATATATAAGGAAATTTATTTTTGTAAAGGTTGAAGACTGGTCAGTTGTGGAGAAAGAATGATTTTGCTGGCGTGTTGGTTTGCGGTTTACCACATGTGCGGTTGTTAAGTCTGTGAGGCAAAGAAAACCCGGCGCTGAGGCCGGGTTTTTCTAGGCTACCAGAGACTCAATCCAAGAGTCTCTGGTATGGAATGGCAACACTCGTGCGGTATCATTAAATAGTAGTGATAGTTGCTGTAGCTCAGGTGTTAACCCATCGCTGTCAACTATTACAAATCTATTGTTTATGTCAGGAACGACCTGACTTAAGTCAACAATCTTCCCAACTGTTGAGTGGGCAGTATTCCATCCCTTACTGCTGGCAAGGCTTACCGTAAACCCGCGTTTTGGTGGTATTAGTCGAGACTCATTCCTTAGCGTTAACGGAACAGTAATGTTATGCCCACTAATACCTTTCACTTTTTCCTTTAAGGCTAGTCGCTTCCCAAGCCCTGCTGATTTTAAGTAACTGATTACACATTTTTCGAACTTATCGTCTTTGACCTCAGCATACCAATCAGCAGTTTGGGCGGATGCAAGAATCCCACCACGAATAACATTTGCAGTTACCTGTCCAACGGACGACTCATCTGCCCACGCAGATATCTCTCCAGAGTCATTTAATGAAATTCCTTGCGAAGCGAGTGATGACCTGATCAGATCAATTTTCTTTTTAGTCAGGTGGATGCCGCGTGATTCAATATTCATCAATGTATCGCAGTAGTCTGTAACCCTATACTGACCACTCATCTCTTGAACGAATACACTTATCTGCTCACAATCATCGTAGTATGTGAAGGGACTAATAACGCGCAGCAACGTGTCGCTCATTGGGTGGCATTCAAACCCGAGCTTAGATATGACTGTTGAACACGTTACATTTCCCATGATAGCTGACCTGATTTATCTTGATTAGGTAAAGGTGGGCTGCCTTCATATATGATATTAAGCGCCTCGCAAAAATAATTCCAGTAGCCAAAAAAATCATCTGGCTTGATGTTCGTTTCAAGCTTAAGTGCAATTTCTTCCCCAGCTGATTCGAAGTACATGTGATAGTGAGGACCTCGAGCCACCTCAACAAAATCTGGATGGTTCACTATAGATTTATTACGGTGTGGCTTGTTATCCGCAGGGTACGGGTCAAGCGCGTAAATGCGCCTGTCATGAAGAAACATCACAAATGAAATCTTCACTATATCCACCCCTTCAACGATAGGAGGACGCCAGTGAAGCATAAATCTTATGCCTGTGATTGGGTTGCCAATTTCATCAAAAGCTTTGAGATCCAATTTAAACCAGATTGGGGTTCGTCCCTCACTTCCGGTCCATGTAACTCCGCTAAAAGTTACTTTTTTCAAGCGAGTAATAGCTTGTTCAACCTCTTTCTGGGTAGGCTTAAAGTCGCCTTTTTTAGCCACTGATTCGTATCACCATGAAAGTTATTGTTAATACCTGTGCTTCTTGTCACCCAAACGTCTCTTCAGGCCACTGGCTATCAGCTATGTGACGATGAAGTCACGAACTTTTCAGCCACTCCCTTGCCTCGATGTCATCCAGATGGCGAGATTGCTTCAGAATACCAGCTACATACTCCACCTTTGCTACTTGATGATAAGGCAACGTTATTGGCCTATGGTCCTGGTTGATGCTTGTAAACTGGTATTCTCCGTCTCTGTCATAGCCAAGAACTTTGATCATGTTGTGTCCTTCAACGGTTCTGACAAACACCTCATCACCCGGGAATACTTTGGTGTTAGGCTCAATGAGTACATATTCTCCTGATTTTATTCTGGGCCACATGCTGTCTCCTTTCACACGAAGACCAAAGGCATCTGGATCATCGCTATAAATCTTGAGCCACCCATCGCGCTCTTCGGTCATCTCGATGGCACCATCAACACCAAGAATTGCCTCACCAACCACGCGCACTAACCCTTTTTTTAATTTGCCAACAAATGAAAGAGTATCTTCATCATTCGCTCCATTTAACGAAGTGCCGTGCTGAAGCCACACAACATCAACGTTTAGAAATTTCGCAAGCGCATTCATTTTTTCCTGACGTGGTAAAGACTCAGCGTTAAACCATTTGCTAACGCCTTTGGACGAAAGAGAAAGGGCGCGGGCTATGGCCATTCCCCTACCATGTTCATCAAGACCAGCTTCTTTACAGGCTTGCGCTAGCCGCTGGGCGAATTCTTTGCGCACTTTTTCATTCTGAACCATGAGTACGATACTAAAGCACTTGCAAAAACTTTCAGTTCAATCATAATGCGTACTGAAAGTACGAAAAAGGATATCCACATGCAAAATCTTGATGAGCCGATTAAAGGTGTCGGCATCCCTGAAGTTGCGAAGGCTTGTGGAGTTAGCGAAAGGGCTGTCTATAAGTGGCTCAAAAACGGCTTCCTCCCTAAGACTGAGTTTTTTGGGAAAACGAAATATGCATCAAAAATCGAAGAGATTTCTGGTGGCAAATATCAAGCAAGCGAAATGCTTGAAATAAGCAAAAAGAACCTTTTGGCAGCATAAGTAACCCCGCTCTTTGTAACAACGGACATTCGTCCTACGTCGCTGAAAAGCGAATCCCAGAATATCTGACCAACCAAGGCCATATGCGTTTCCACGCATACCTTTCAACTAACTATTCACTATTGGAAATATTAAGAAATGACACAAGCAAGTTACAGCAAGCCAACACAGTTGAACCGCCCCGGGTTTCCTGGAGAGTGTTTTATCTGTGAACTCAGGCTGCCAGATCATCGTTTCCGATGGAAGCA